AGATAAACATTCAACGTGCCTCTTTCAGAATCTAAAAAGCCAACTTCTTTTCTAACATCACTTACCGTCTTTCTAAAATCATCTCGAGCTGTTTTTTTATCTATTTTAAGGTCTTTTTCTGCTTTCTTTTCTATGCTATTTGCGTAGGCTTTAGCTCTAATCATTTTAGAGTCAGCCCCTGAAGCTTTTATATCTAAAGCCCTAACCGCTTGTTTATGCGCTTCAATTTGATCTTCTCTTGAAAGCTCAAGGTATGCTTGCTTAATGTCTATTTGTTTGTTAGCTAATTCTTGTTTCCACTTATCCGTTGCTGAAAGGCGTTCTTCTTTCATCAGTCCAAGATCGTATCTAATTTGAGCCTCAAGCAGTTTGCGTTCTTCTGCTGACCGTCCAATAGATATCCGATCTATATAGTTTTGTGTTTTAGCTTCATCAAGATTGTTTAAAGAAATATGTCTTGCGGCAATACTGGCATCTTTTTCTATTTTACGCTGAAGCTCTCCTTCTTTAAGTCCAAATGTAGCTTGTTTTTCCATCGCATCTCTAACGGTAGATCCACCAACTTTTAATCCTTGCCCTATACGCCCTAATAATCCAAGGTCAGGTGCTTCACTGGTTACCTGTGGCCTAACCTTGCCACCAGTTAAAGCACTAATAAGATTAGATCTACCCGTAGCTTCTTTAACTCTTGCATCTTCTTTGCGTTGCCCTCTACTTTGACCAATAGAAGCCAATAAAGAACCCAAAGACTCTGCCCCAGATAAAGCTATTTCGGGGTTATCTTTTATTGCTCTGCCTAATCGAGCAAAAATAGAATTATTGACCGTAGGATCTTCTGTAGGAGCTTCTGTTGGAGTATCTGTTGGAGTATCTATGGAAACGCCTGGACCCTCTGTTACTACAGGCTCAGAAGCTGCAAAATCTTCTGGAACATTAAAACTCGGTAATCTGTTTGTTAAAGTTGGATCTATAAAACCTTTTACTTCTTCTATTTTTCGCTTTTCTTCTGGAGAAACAAAAACGTCATTAAGGTTAGATATTTCTGTATTTGCTATTTCCGTTTCAACAGTGTCTACCCTTGGCATTCTTAGTTTAGGCTGGCGATCAGCTTGCCTATTTTTAAGAACTGCTTTATCATCAATGCTACCTTCTAAACTAACCAGCCTTGTTGGTAGTTTCGGCCTTTTTTTTGGGGCAAATTCATCAAGGTTTAAATCTAATCCCGTATTGTCTGGCGTTGGAATATTTTCATCTAAAAATGGCCTTTCTCCAACTGGAACTTCTGGGCGAGGTGGAGGTGGTGTAGGCTTTATGGACATCTCAGGGAAACGCCCAAACATCCGACCTCCTTCAGCAGTCTGAAAATCCATACTGTTTTTTACTGAGGCTGGCGTATTGAGATTAGGATTGTTATCTGCTGTAAGCTGTTCAGTAATAGGATCTGTTTGATCTATTGGCTTATCGCCCGTAAGATCAGAAAAGCTTTTAGGTGATTCAAACTTAGCATCCATTAATCTGTTATAGTATAGACTGCGTTCTTCTTGAGTCATCTTAGACAACTCTTCACCAGATAGAGGGATAAACTGCTCGCCTTTTGGAGGCTCTTCAGTTAAACTCTTTACCAACGGATCACCAACGCTTGCAGTGTCAGCTAAAACGTCAGCAAAAACAGGCTTAAATTGTTGTTGATTTTGAGGGCCACCTTCACTAAGCGTAAGTGCATTCATAAAAGCATTAGTAGGTATATCAGCCACAAACGTATTTAAATCTGCTACTATACCATCTTTTTTAAGTATTGCCGGTATGTTAATTTTGTGGTTAGCAATACCTGTAGAATCACCACTTGTATGCGCTTCTATAAATTGACCAAGCGTAAACCCCTTATTTTTTTTTACGCCATAGTCGTGAAGTGCCGCTTGAACGCCCGACCTGTCATCTCCAAACTCAACAAAACCGCCTGGCGTATTGCCAACAACCGTAGATTCGCCAAATGCAAATGCCGGGTTATCAGGCGAATAGTATCGTGCAGCCTTGCTTTTTGGAAGGCGTATGCCTGTGGGGTTGTTTGACCTACTTAAAACATTACTCATTGTTTTTTCCCTGTTCTCTTGTTAACCACCAAACATCGGCCTACCCCCTACAGGGGTTCCAAATTTCATACTTTTTTGCATAGCAGCCCTTGCAGCGTCATTCATTCCACCCGTAGCTAACGTATTATTGTTACTTAAAGCATCAACCCCTTTGCCTGCTAACTCAGCAAGTAACTGTTTAGTGATTGGATCAGACAACGCTTCGGCCATTCCACCAACAGGCTGCACGGCTTCTCCTCCAACGGGTTGAGCAGATGGAGAAAACGACTGCACCAATTTATTTCTTGCCGCTTGTTCTTCTGCAAGTTTATCTTGTTTTTTTCTTGCTCTGTTTGCTAAAAAATTTTGACCTAAACCAATTCCAGTATTAATAGCCAGCATTCCTAATGGGCCAGGCATATTTATCTCCTTTTATTTTTTTAAAAAACTTTAATTTTATTTACTTTCCAGCTTGCTGTTGGCGTAGTCTTGGGTTCATGTTTCTTTCTTCATCTTCTTTTTCTAAATCTTGTTTCTTTTTAAAAGCATCTTCTAAGGCTGTTGCAAATCTTGGATCACCTCCATATTTATCTGCTAAATAGAAAAAGTCATCATATGAAGTAGCCTCATTTACTTCTGACATCATCTGGTCAAAAGCTCTTCTTCTTTCATCTGATTCAATTTCTCCAGTAAGTGCTTCAAATATTGGATCACCTACGCCTTTTAAAGAAGGATCAATGGCAGCCAATGCAGCTCCTACACGATCCATGTCAGCTTGTCTTCCAGCTATTGTAGCCCTACCGTCAAGCTCTCCGGTCATGCCGGCCCTACGCAGTTCAGCTTCCAATGTTTGATCGTCTTCAAACTCACCCGTCAAACCTGCGCGTGTGGCATCACGACCTAATGCAGCCGTTTCCAGTTCGCTACCTAATGCTCTTGCTTGTTGAGTCTGTACTGGAGCCATGTTCGCTGCACCTGTATCAAACAGTCCGGTCTGACCAGCTTCAGCTATTCTGCGTTGTAGGTTTTCCGTGTCTAATCCGCTTTGTGTGGTTTCACCCGTTAGCGTTTGACGGTCACCGACCTGACCAAACAACTGCGACTCTAACTGCTGTTCCTGTAAGCCCATACCGCGCTGGCCTAAATCAAAACCTTGAGCATCACGTAAATCCTGTTGTCTGCGTTGTGCGGCTTGAGCTTCAAGTGCTAAACGGTTACGTTCATCGCCTTCACCCATTCTTGCTAGAGCAGCCGCTGTATCACCACCACCTCGCAACACACCATATCGACCCAATTGCTCAACGAGTGCCTTACGCGCTTCGTTCTGGCGCATCTGCTGATCGGCTAATTGAGACGCTAAAATAGGATCGTCCGTTCCACCGATTCGATCCATGTATTGCTGACGTAACGCGCCTTCTAACGTATCAGCCATTGGTGCAGCTTCTGGTTCAACCACATTCTGAGCGGCTGCCATATCCGCACCAGCACCTAATGCGTCAGTGGGTGTAGTCGGTGCTTGCGCCTCTGCCATAGATGGCCCTTGTGTTATCGCTTTTGCAATTGGATCAATCGGCATTTCCGAAATTTCATCAATGCCTGACGGCCTAAACGGTCTTTCAATTGGCATTTCAGATATTTCATCTATACCCGTACCCCTGGAAGGATTAGGTATAGGCATCTCAGATATTTCATCTATTCCTGTACCTCTGAAAGGATTGGTAATGGGCATCTCTGAAATAGCGTCTATACCAGTTGGTCGTATAGGATCTACTATGGGCATTTCAGAAACTTTATTTATACCAGTAGGATCATTATCTACAGCATTTATAAGAAAATCTGTTTCGCTTATTGGTTGAGTAGGCTCTTGATTTATCTTAGGAAGATTGTCTACGAAGTCTGGACTAATGTCCGTATAATTAAATCCTAAATCTACCGTATTACCATCAGGAAGAGTGACAGTAGCATCCTCTACAGCAGGTGCATTTCGTCCAATAGCACTTAGCTCTGCAATTTTTTCTGGCGTAAGCTGTAAGTTTCCAAAAGTAACAGGCTCAGTTGCTTCACCATTTGCTACAGCTTTAGCTCTAATATTACCAAGATCGCCTGTAGCTGGTTGAGCCACTGGCTGTTGTTGTTGCGCTTGTGCCATTGTAGGTTGCAGTGCAGATGGTGCTTGCGCTTGAGCCATCGATGGTGCCGGAGGTGGAGGAGGTGGAGGAGGAGGCAATGTGGCTCCACTTTGCGCCTGTTGCATCGTTGGCTGTTGCGGTTGTGGCTGTATTCCACCTTGAGCTTGTGCCATTGTAGGCTGTTGATTTTGAGCCTGACTACCGGCAGCGATTGCACTCACTAATGGATCTTGTTGACCTTGTGCTTGAGCCATTGACGGCTGACCATATGTCTGCGGTTGCTGAACACCAGCACCTTGAGCTTGAGCCATTGTAGGCTGTTTCTTTTTCTTCTTCTGACTACCGCCTGTCATCATCTCGTTATAGCTTACCGCCATTATTCTATACCCGTGTTGCGTTCGCGTGTATTTCCAATAGGCTTGTATTGAAGATTTGTGCGACGAACTGTGAAAGGTTCATTTAAATTAAAATTGGAAAAACGAAGCATGGTTCGTGGATCGTAACCAGATAAATCTGAGTCCTGAGTTAATGCCGATACATCCGACTCTAATAATGAAGAATCCAAAACAAACGAACTATCCAGCAAACTGGCCACATTGCCCATTGTGATGGTTTCTGTGTTGGAAACAATACCGGCAGCGATCTGCGAAATACTAAGATCAAACGCCCCTTTGTTGTCAAACAATGTCCTGTTATACAACCAGCGACATGATACTGCATCACCACGAGGAGCAATGGAGGCCGTTTCAAAATACGCTTCAATAGCAGCTCCATCATCGTTTGTTCCGCTGTCATGTTTATTAATCCGACCAGCAAAATCACCAGCATGTGGCAGGTCATCAATTAACGCTACACTATCTCTTTCAAATGCATTATAGGGGCCAAACCAAGCATTCAAACGATATGAATATACAACCACACTATTCATTCTTGTCTGAGTGCTATCACCATAAGGCAAAAAGAACCAAACCTGTTCCTGTGCCGGATAATACAATGCAAACGAATAAGGCAATCGAGCTTTGTTTAAGTTAGGCCAATACCTATCATCGAGTGCAAAGCTAACCTTTTCAACAGATGCACCACCTGACCATTGATATATACCATCGTCTCTTACAAACAATTGACGCTCACCAGGGACCGTTACAATGCTTTTCCCTGCAATCGTTCCACGTTGTGTGCGTTGTTGTTGCTGAAACGGTATGGTCGCATTACCTGTAGGTGTAAGTGTGTGTATGCCCTGCTCTGTGTGAATAGATAAATAGTTTTGAAATGGGCGTAACCCCGTAATGTCATAACCTAATGAGAAAAAACTTAACGAACCCCAGGTTTCTATATCACCTGCATCGCTTCGCCATATACGATCTGCGGCTCCGTTTATGTTACCAACCCATGCCCTGTTTTCCCAAAAAGTAACCCATTTGGGCTTTGTAAATCGTGAGCTATCATCGAGTGTTGCAGCGTTACCCGTTCCACCTTCCCACTTGATGCCGTCTGTGTCCTGTCCGTTTACTGCGATCAATGTGCTACCGGCCAACACCCAATCCCATGTATAGTCATCACCAGCCGTTATAGTCACACTGCCTGTTCGGTCTGTTGCTGTTCCACCCGTAACGTCAAAAAACTTATTGCCTGCAAAGGCAAAGACTTTTTCTGTTCCAGCCAACACTACCTGACCACAAGCAGTTACTGTAGCACCGCTGTTCATTGCGGAACTGTTAAACTTTGCAAATCCATTTCGCTTTGACACTTCGCCAGCCAACCCTATGGTGCAGTTTTCCATTTCAAACAGGCCGTCCGGTGGCATATCTTCAGCTGGTAAGCTGTAGTTTACCCCACTTCTCCAAGGGCCAAGGCGTAACGATTCGGCTGCAATCGGCATTATCCTATACTTCCTTCTGTGGGCTGAAAGCTAAACTTACCAGAAATATGATCGTCTGATCTACGCATCCTATATGACCTGTTTCCTTGCACATTAAGGTTTTGCCGACCTGCTATTGCAATAACTCGTTCCATCTCTTGCTTGTCCGACAATGCACCCTGATCGTCACCCTTCTCTTGTTTATATAATGCAGAGATGCCGTGTATGAGTGCCGGCTGACATACAGGTGCTACATACGGATTTATAGAGTCGCTATCTTCAGATTCAGTAAACGTGGGTATAGAAGAATAATATCTATAGGCAATAGTATCCGTGCCGTCTGGCTCTGGATACAGCGTAACTTCGATGTTACCACTTGCATCTACGCCATCAATCGCAACCCATCGAGGATCACCATTTATAGAAGCGTCAGGGTCAGCCGCATCAACGTCTTGAGTAGACATGATGAGCATAACATGGTCTTCAGTAACATTACGGAATGAAAGAGGAGCTACTACGTCACTGGCCAACGAATACGTGCGAGTGCCGTTGGTTGTGCTAAAAGTAGAAGACTTAAATAGCCAGTTCCATTTTTCACGCGAGGCTATGTCCTGAGTGACTAAGTTTAAATAGTCACGCGCCCCATCTTTAAATGTGGAACTACCCGTATTTAGACCAACCCTTCTAAGGGCAATCTGAATGATCTGCAAATTTGTCATGCTAACTCTATATCAGGTTAGCCCAGGAACCGCCTTCGTAGCCTTGAAACTTGTTGTCCGTAGAATTGTAAATAAGCATTCCGTTAACAGCGGTGAGTGCGTTCCGTTCCGTTGTCGTAAGACTTGGAAGAGTAAACGACTCAGCCGCTTTAACGGTATCTGCTTCTACAGCCCCAATCAACGCAGAATCTCCAAAAAATGAAGCTGCATTGACCTGTCCAAAAGTTTCTGACATTTACTGATGTGCCGTAGCCGCTAACTGATCGAGATCGTATTCAGACAGATTATCGCCATTATTGTCCAACCAGCGTTCTGTCCATATACGAACGGCTTCTTCACCACGCTCTTTAATGCGCGATGGAGGGTCAGGCACAAAGCCAGGTTCGTGAGTGACCTCACCAACAGCACGAACATGATTTCGCACTTGGCTGTTGGTAATTGGTGATTTGCGCTGACGAGTGTGCGTCTTGTCCAAGTCTAACGCCTTACGAATTGCATTTTTAGTCTCATCGCTTCCCTTGAGTATAAGGTCAGCAATTTGATCTGGCGTAACACTGGCTGTTGGAGCTTCAACAGGTGTAGTGGACGTTACTTCTGCGATCTCATCAGGCAGGGTATGCTCTTGTTGTTTTTGCGGAGCCATACGTTTTGCCATTATTTTCTGCTTTCTTTTGTAAAAACGTGCAGCAGTAGTTTTACCCACTGCCACACGAAATGTTTATCAATCTAACTGTAACATTACTCCACCGTAACCACTGGCAGTTGTTGCATACAATGCAAATCCAACAATAGGATGCATATTAGCAGCAACGTCATCGAATATTTCCGTTGCTCCTTCGGTGGCATCGCCTAGCATTAATGCCTCTCCAATGTCAGCACCGCCAACATTCAACACGGTTGATACACCGCGAGTCTGAACCCAACCATAATAATTCACGGTAAACGCTATTGGCGTAACACCGGCAACTATGTAATCGGCAGTTCCTAAAGCAGCGCGAACTTGGCTGTAAGGATTACCAGTAACAGCCACATCAGTAGCAGTAGTTACAGCCACTTGCAAGCCGTCATACAAAGTAAATGTTATTGCATTGCTACTTGCTGCCGTATTGCTTTTGATACGATACGTAAATCCTTTACCTGCATCATCTTCAATATGAAGATAGCCACCAGCATACTGATCTAACGTAGCTGATCCAACAGTACCCGAATCGGTATACGTTACCTCAGTAGCACCAGCGGATGCTGCGGTGAGCTTGCCATCTGTTGGAACTATAGCCGTTGCGCTTATATCCTGAGAAACCAAAAGACCTGCGCCTGTTGCAGCCGCAAAACTTGCATACCGAAACACACGACCATCAGACAACTCTAACTTTTCACCAAGCCTATGCTTAGGCGTGGATGATTCTTCAAAGATGCCTTGACCGCCATCTCCTCCGATTCGATCCAACCCATAGTTGGCGTTTTGTATTGTACTCATTGTTCATTCTCCTTTGTCCTTTTCTTCGGACTCAAAAGGCTCATTGGCTTGAACCTTGGAATTAACTATTAACTGATACCAGTAATAACACCCTGGCGTCTACGGTTGTTCGTAACTACTTGCAGGCCAACGGTTATGAAAGCTACCTTGGCTAACTGATTTGAATTTTCGCGGAATGGAGTCTTGCTAAAATTCATGCCTGACTGCATGTGCATCTTCAAGTAATTGGTATTAAAGAAATACATACGACCCGATCCACAGTCACGGTCATACTGCACCGGAATACCACGGAACGATGGCAAACGACCATCTACACCTGGTGAATCGTTACCCGAAAGACGCTGATAACCAGTGCCTTCAAATATCTCTTCAAACGAAGCATAAATAGAATTTGTCGTGAAGATATTGGTTGGCTGTTCATTGCCTTCGGACGTTGCATTCCAAAGGTTAGCCATACGAATCATACCTTCATAAAAGTTTGTTCCGGTAATCGTCTTAAATGACGTATCGCCAGAAGCATCTTCCGTTTTGTTCTTCCACCACGTATTACCAGACACCGTGATACCACCCAACGTAGTTGGAGTCGTTCCTGGTGCATCGGCAATGATGTCTTGGAAACCTAACGGAGCTTTACCTGTCTGTGCAGAATAGAGCGAAGAGTTAATCTGATCGCGCAAGGT